TCATTTCCTTGTACCGAAAATTTCATCAGAACGTGATTGCAATGTCTTCAACGCATCGAGCATATCGTCTCCGTCCAGAGAGCGCTGGGATTTCTTCTCTGTGGGTTTCCTGCGCCGACGCGAGGGGCCATCTCCGGCAGGCAGTGCCTGAGAACGGTTATTGTCGCGTTTGTCCTGAACCAGCTTAATAAATTCAAGTGTTCGCCCGAGGCGCTTGTTGTCCACGATAGCACCCTGGTCAATTTCCTGAAGACGATCATAGGTGGAGTAGGGAAGGACGACTCCGTTTAGCCGGACTTCTTTCCGGTCATCCGGGTAATGCCAGACCTCAATGTACTTCCCAATAGCTCTGCGGCTTAACTCATTATCTTCAATCAGATAGAGTACTTTGTCATACTGCACCGTCAGGGATTTTGAAACACGGCGCGGCTCCCGCCATGTGAAAGATGCGGCCAGATCATCATCAGTTTCAAGTGGCCGATGCACATCAAAGTCATGCCGGGGCGCTTTCGCAAAGCGCCGGTTATAATCGGCCATAAACTCATCGGCAAAATCATTGGCTACGTCCAGGGAGGAAATCCCCCTGAGCCGGAGCTCCTTTACCAGGCGATCCTGAAGCGTCTGATGGGCGCGTTCCACACGACCTTTGGCTGAGCTGGTATTAGCGCAGATAGTCTGGATGTTCAGCTCGTGCATGGCACGACCGAACTGGGTATAGCCATCGCCACCGGTAGCATTTTTATTGTTAATTCTGAAGACGCTGGCTTTGTCGCTATACAACGCCAGTGGTTTGCCATGCTTTTCCAGATAGCCCCTTGTGGCTTCAAAATAGGTGAAGGTTGATTCCGATTTCACGAAACGAAGCTGCATCAGGCGGCTCGTCGCATCGTCGACGTAGACCAGTGCGGTACAGGCGGGCGCACGGTTCTCAAACCAGTGATGGTCACAACCATCAATCTGTATCAGTTCGCCACAGCAGGCCCGACGATAGCGTGGCTGCTGAATTTTTGGCGCACGTTGTTTACGGGGGATCCAGAGAGCGGCTTTGACCATGAGTGAACGGACAGTCTCTTTGGACAGGTGAACATCGTGCAGTTCTGCGAGTTTCTCGCACGCCAGCGTCGGCCCGAAGTCTGTATAGCGCTCACGGATAATATTGAGCGCGTATTGTGCAACGCCATCAGGCAGCTGATTATTGCTGGGTTTTCCGCGACGGCGGTTAGCCATACCAAGCGGGCCAGATTCACGGTAACGCGACAGAAGGCGTCGGCACTGGCGATCGGAAATGCCCAGGCGCTGCGCGGCCATCTGCGTGGTCAGACGCCGGTCGATAACATCCTGAATGATTTTGAGTCGGTTAACTTCATCCAAAGTAAAAAACTCCGCTGCGTGAGCCGTCATCAGAATCCCTCGATGGTGAATCTACGTGACGGACATCTTAACTTAGCCCAATGCGGACATTACAACTTTGCTGTTACAACTTCAGTGCGCATAATGTATATTATGTTAAATCGGGCGTGGCAAATGGTAATCCGCTTGTAATCTACGTTAAATCAGGAAAAGCCTTCTGATTCCTGAGTCTAATCGTATATGTAGTTTCATTCTGATGCAACTACAAACAAGCGATATACATCACATCCCCGCCCTTCTCAATCAACCATAACCTGCATCAATGACAAACGGGCATTAATTGATCCGTTTCGATCACTTAACAGATCGCGTTACCGCATCATAGCTGCGTTCGCAGACTCCTCCGGCGCTTGCTGCTGCGTCAGCGTATTCAGCGAGCTCTCCCGCGCGGCGGTCAGACTCTTCGTACAGGTCGGCAAGCAAACTTGCGGTTTCGGCGGCTGTCTGCCTGCTGGCGGCAATTGCGGAAAGCTGGCCTGTCTCACTGGCTGCGAGTTTGCGCCGGATATCTGCGAGCGTTCCGCGCAGCCTGTCAGCAGCAGCATTAGCGGCAGCAGCTTCAGCCAGGGCGTTTTGTTTTTCTTGTTCGGCATGCTTGGAGATCTCCTCAGTCTCGGTCTGTCGGCGACGCTCTTCGTCGCGCTGTGCTTTTTCCTGTTCAAGCTGAGCAGTATTGTCAGCCAGGTCCCGGCTTTTCCATTTGCTCTTCCATTCACGGTCTGAATCGGTTTTCCCGGCCTCGTAGCTGTTATGGTGAATAGCCCAGCCAGCACTACCCAGCGAGGCACCCACGAACAGGCAAATCACAACGGCGTATCTTGCTTTCACTTATCCAATCCCCAGCACGTTAATTCCGACTCCTGGTCACGCCTGAGCACCTGACCAAAGCAGTTATTTTCACGAACCCGGCAATCGCGCCCGGCATCGTGCACCCAGCGCTTTATCTCGGCGCATGCGCCCGGCCTGTCCCCGGCATTAAGCTTTCGATAAAACGTCGAGGAGAAGCATTTGCCGGGGCCAATATTCCACGGGCAAAATGACGCGATACCAACTTTCTGAGGCGCGGTTAATGGCACCCTGACATTTTTATCCACCCATGCCAGCGCTTTGGCCTGCTCAGCCATATCTATTTTGTCGCATTGCGCCTGCGTTAATTTCATGCCCTTAACTACTGGCTTACCATCAACGTAAGTGACCCCGCCGCAAATAGTCCACACCCCCCGGCTTTTATCCTGATATGCCGTTAGGCTGGTTCCTTCTTTTTCATGCTGGAATTGGGACATTAAAACCGGAGCGCCTGCCCCGGCAGCTATTAACGCCAGCATGGCGGCACTTAGTTTTGATTTATTTCCCACTTTCACCCCCAGCCGCCAGCAGATATTTTTTTCTTTCGTAATACCAGTTCACCAGGCATGTAACGACGGTGCATAAAATACCGATAATCACAGCCCATTCATTCAGGGAAAACATTGCCAGCATTGCGGTAATCAGCCCCACTCGATACTTGAACCAGTCCCAAAACCTTACCGCGCTGACTGCAAAACTAATGCAGAGAGCAAGAAAGATCGCCATACCTAACCGTTTCTGATCCATAAGCTCGTTTATTTTTTTATACAGTCTCCCCACTTAATCACTCTCCACTTCGTCATACAGATAAAGGCCAAATGACCCATTGAAGGCATCCACGCTGCTGAACGAATTATTAGGACGCAGACGAGCCACACCCACAGCGCCCTTGCCGGAATACCCAGGCATCTGGCCGCTAAGCGGATGCCAGATGCCCGGACGCATACAAATCTGTGACACCGTAACGGTGCGATCTGAGTTGGATATCTCCAGCCACCAGAGCTTACTGGTGTCGGAAAAGTACAGCCTCATGTTCAAAATCAGGCCGTTTAAAGAGGTGGTAAATTCCTGGTCAGGTATGCCGGGGATGAGGTTCACTTCATAGTAGGCACTAACCATCAGAACTGACCTCCAACAGCGCGCCGTAATTTCTCCAGAGCAAATACCTTTTGTGGCTCTTTCGCCGCGCTAACGGGCGTAGCGCTCTTTTTACCAGCCGATACTCTCCCCTTCCCTGCCGTACCGGAAGATTTTGCTTTGACGGATCTGGAGCGCTGAAAGGTTACTGTTTCGACCTTCTCAGCCGTCAGTTTTATGGTCAGATGATTTTGCTTTGGCTCGCGGGAAATGCTTAGCGAAGTAATTACCGATTGCGGCATCGCCATGAAGGATGTGTAAACGGAGACAAATTCTTTAAGCTCATATGCTGCGGAAATCTGCTGGGCCTCGTTCATGGCTAGCATCATGTTTTGGGTGATGTTGAGGAGCCCGAATGTATACGGCAATACCGCCCCGGTAATGATTCCCTCAAGGGAGATAATCTTTGGATCGTCTACCGTACCATCTGAAACTTTGTAGCCGGTTTCGAGTACGCCTTTGGCTACCGTTCGTTTAACACTGAAATCTTCACGCATTTTAAGCCGTAGTGACACTGTCACACCTGACTCAAAAACGATGACAGCCCTTTCGTCTCGCGGCGCTGAAATCGCGGCTATGCCAATATCAAACATAAAAGCCCCAAAAAAAAAGAATCCCCTGATAAGAGGATTCTTTCATCTTCGCTGGCTGGGTTACATCGTGTTACCGCTGAGGTTACTCTTTCGCCCTGGCTTCAACTGACTCGCATATTCGACGCAGGTATTCGTTGTTTTTAAAACTCACCATTACCAGCTCAAACCCAATACGCACCAGAACTAACGCGATCGCCATTCCGACAAAGGCAGGCATAGTCCACATGAGTGTAGCCACACCGACAATAATCAGGTTAAACAACCAATAGGAAAATGTGATTAGCTTCGGTGTAATCAGTGAGTTAAATGTTGCGAAATTCTTAAAGTCACCATCTGTCATTTTATTATCCCGTTTTATAACGCTCCTGACGATTCAGCAATGTTACCAGATAAACCGCCTGAGATCGTACCGGGATTCTCTAAATTATTCGCTGCCTCAGCCGCCTCTTTCGGGCTGTTAACATGAATATCGACCTGTCTGTTGCCGCTGTTGGTATTGTTAACCACAGTGCCACTTTTTGAAGGCGTAGCCAGCCCAGTCGCCGCCGCTTGGTTGTTATTGCCTCCGAAAAGGTTAAAAAATGACTCGATACCATCCAGCGGATTGAAATTATTCCCCCTTTCCTTGAGAAAGTCGAAAGCGTTGGGGAACAGGTTTTGTGGTTTCCACAGCTCACCCCATGTGCTTTCATTTTTCTGTTGCGACCAAACCCCGCCATCATTATTTACATTCCCAGCGGCTTGGTCGGCTGTGCCGCTTATTGCCCTTAGCATTTTCATAATGGCCGGATAGCGCTTTTCAAATGCATCAAAGCTACCGAACAGAGTGTCAAATATCGTCCCACCCTCGCCGCTCATCCACGCCTTCCACTCAGTGAACGCCTCATAGACGATCCACACTGCCGCACCTATAGCAAGGAACGGCCACAGCGCCGCCATGACAGGAATAGCCAGTGCCGTAAAGGCTGCGCCAACCGCGCCCAGGATGCCAATCAGGATCGCCGTTTTACTCCCATCTGCTAAGGTAGACCAGAACGCCGCAACCTCTTCCTCTGCTCCTCGAACGATTGGGATTAGGGTATTTGCCGCCCAGTCAGTAAATCTTTGCCATTCGCCGCCAATGGTCGCTTTGGCAAGAAATGCCTGCCAGTCATTCCCCATAACGGTCGTTACCTGTCCCCATGTCCAGCCCTGTTTTTTAAGCAGCTCTGCGTTTCCTGCTGCCATTTTTTCAAACGCCTTGAACATGGCTTCAGCCGTCAGTTTCCCGGCCTCTGACATTTTACGGAGACCCTTAACATCCGTTCCGAATGCTTCAGCAACTTTTGGTGCCATAGTACCGATCGCTTCCATGAATGAGCGGAACTCATCCCCGCCGAACCGGTCAGAAGAAAACGCCTGGCCTATCTGATAAAGCGCGGCGCTTTTAGCCTCTTCACTTCCGCCGCCCAGCTGTAATGCGCCCACCAACCCCTGCGTTGCTTTGATGGTTCGCTCCTGAGAAAAGCCGAGTTTCTCCGTAGCTGTCGCCATGTTGGTATAGGTAGAGATAAACGATCCGCTATCGCTGCGCATGTCGCTGGCCGCGCGGTTAAGCTCAAAGTAAGCATCTTTTGCATCGCCTGTTGTTTGCTTCAGTCGCTCCAGCTGCGCCTGCTGGCGCTGTATGGTGTCCAGGCTATCCGCCATAGCATTACTGGCTGCAACAATCCCGGCTGTCAGCCCGGCCCCCGCCAGCAGGTTATCCATTCCCAGCCTGAAACCGCCGCCCGTGGCCCGCTCTATGCCCTCCGCTACGGGTTTCTTTTTTGTGTCCAGTGGCTCACCTGAGAACCCCCTCGCAGAGGTGTCATACTTCGACATAGGGTTACCGGCATTCGGATCCCATAGCCCACCATTCCTTCCTGCAGGCTGACCAGCAGACTCAGTTACCACAGGAGGTAGACGCGCACCACCACCCCCTCCTCCTGCAGCCTGAACCGCTGTACCTTGCACCAGCTTTGTAGCGGGCGCGGGCGCTGCGGCGGGAACAGGGACGGATTTAGTTGTAGGCAATGGCTCAGGCACTGGCTCAGGCGCTGGCGTCACTACTGGTTTCTTCGCAGGCGTTGCGGGCAGCGGTGCAGGGATTGTAGTTACTTGCTCTGCTGCAGGCGCTGGCGCTGGCTTAACCGCTGGCTTTTGCGGAGGGTTTGCAGGTGCTGGCGCAGCAGCAGGGATAGGCGCTGGTTTTACTGCAGGCAACTCCACAGGCGCTGGCGTAACTGCTGGTTTTTGTACAGGGCTTGCAGATGATGGTGCAGGGCCAGGAGGTATGGAAACTGGCTTTTGCGGAGGGTTTGCAGGTGCTGGCGCAGCAGCAGGGATAAGCGCTGGTTTTTGCTCAGTAGCAGTAGGCTCAGGCTTGGTCGCAGGACGCTGAACGCGCTCAGGTGACGCTGCAGGCGCAAGTGCAGGTGCTGGCGCGATTAAAGGCGTTGACGATGATAATGCTGGCTGAGCCATTCCCCCACTAGCAAAAGTACGTCCCGGAAGCTGTAGCCCGGCTGCAACACCTTCCCCGGTTCCCTGCATAGCTGCGCGTGCGGCCTTCTGAGCCTCTTTTCTGACTGTGTCAGCCAGTGGCGTGCGGCTTATCAGATTTGCGCCTGTAGCAGTGATAGCGGCGACTGCTGCTGTCGTTGCTGCCGTTGGCATGGCTGACGCACTAGACGGCGCATACGGGCTGGCAGGCTTCAGATTGTTGACGCGCTTGATAGCGGCGTCCAGTTGGTTAACTTTGGCGATCGCCTTATCAATGGCTGCGTCGAAACTATCCAGCCCGTCGAGATCGGGCAGTACGTCAATTTTCGTTACGAGGTCAGCTGACTGGTCTGTCATTTTTTCACCTTGCTAAGCGCGTGCTGAACCGCGTTATCAAACTGTATAACGGCGGAAGCTCTCATAATGGAATCAAAGGAGGCGCGGCCTGACACTACGTCTGCGTAGCTAATCAGGCCGCTTTCAATTACTCGCCAGATGACGAGTTCTGTGCGGACGGTGGGGCTAAGGTCTTCAACAAGGCGCTGAACAGTTGCCGCATGGCTCCCTGCATCGTTGCCGCTGTGTCCAGACCAATATTTTTTTTTAAGCCGGCTGTAACAGGGAGAATAGAGAGCTTAAGGCACTCCAGCGCCACCAGATAAACATCGGCGATGTTTTCCGGGGTAAAGTGCAGGTTAACTTCGTCCCAGCTGGTAATGAAGTTACCGCTCTCTACGTCCTGTGCTCGGGACTTCTCCAGCAGCGTAAACAGCAGCTCATCATGGTCTGCCCGGTTAAGCACGCCGAAAATCTTGGCCGACATCGTCAGGATGCTTTCTACCTGGCTGATGCCGTGCTTAGACAGGATCTCCGCAACGCGCAGATTGAAGTGGATCGCATCGAAGGCACTCATGCGGACGATGCAATACGCTTTGCCGTTAATCTCTACTTGCTTGACTGGATTATCCATCAGACCACATTGACCCCGTTAATGACCGAATCCACTTCACCAGTTACCAGCTTCCATTCCAGCGTTTGAGCGCCAGCGCCATTATTTGCGCCGTCAGTAGGCTGACGGGTAAACATGGCATGAGTGAAGCGGTGAACCGACATATTGCGGGTATTCGTCAGCGTTACCGGAATGACAGCCTTTGTTTTCTGCATCAAAGCCAGCGCTGTGTTTGAGGGGGAATTTCGCTGCGTGACGAACGTAAGCGATCCCTCATTGGTCGGGTTATCCACAAAAGACCAGTCACCGCCAATACCAGACGTTACCGTTACCTGGTCGTCTGCCATTTCCAGTGTGATGTTACTGTCTTTAGCCAGGCCAACCACCGGGAGGATCCCCACGGTAATCAGCCAGTCTTTGGATGACATTACGCCTAAATACGACATTGGTTACACTCCGTAGGTCAATGCCGAGCCAACAGCATTAACATGCTTAATGGCATAGCGAAGGTAGAATTCGAACTCAACGGTAAGATCGCCGCTGATGCGCTGCGTGGCGCTCACCTGCGCCATTGTCGGGCGCTTCACGGTGAACCCACGAATCAGGTCGCCGTTTGCGTCGGTAAAGTCCTGCATGATGCCGCCCGCGTCTTTACCAGCCTGCAAAGAGCTTTCCATCTTGGCGCACACAACCTCATAGCCCGGCATGTCATGACCGATTTTGTTACGGTTCACAAACAGCGTAGCGAGGTCTTTTTGCATGCGGTCGGCCTGCCAGTAAGCGAAGCGAATAACCTCGATAGACTCACCATCACCCGTCAGGCCTGGATAAGTCACCGTGATGCCAGAGCCGTAGTCCTCAAACGTGTTGCCGTTGAGTGCGCGGATTTTCTGATAATCAGTCTCGGTAAAGTCATCCGCCTGAACAGCGTTGAGCGTCTTAAGCGCCCACGTCTCTGAGCCCGGTTGCATTACGAGGCAGCGCCCTGCCATAGCCGCATCAAGGAAGTTTTTAGCTCTCTTGGTGCTTACCGCAAAAGACCCGGCCATGTTCTTATCGTGGAGGTATTTGGTGATGCTATCCGTGGCCCAGGAAGAAACGGTGTAATCATCAATAAACACGCCCATCTTATCGCTCTGCGCTTCCACCCAGTCAGCAATGGCTTTCTGAACGGACAGGATCCGCGTCGGCGTCATGCACATGAAAAACTTGCTGTACTGGTTTTTGATAGCGGCAATCGCTGTTGGCACCGCCGCTGCGCTGGCTGTAGATTCAGCGTGCACAATCTCAGCCCCCTCCAGATAGACGATACGCCCATCCACGGCGAAGCGCCCGGTACCGCCCGGATCTGCAACAATATCAGTTGCTGCCCCGGTGCTGCCTGACCACGCCGTGCCGTTATAGCTGGCATAGCGGTATTCGTTACCTTTGACATAACCAATGGTCGCTTTCGTGGCCGTTGGCGCACCGACCACCGGAACGCTGTTGAGCGCAATCATGGTTTTGGTGTACACCGCCGACAAATCACCGACTACAAGCGTATCCGGCGCGGGCTTCTGCGAGAAGTAAGCCTGAACCGCCAGCAGGTTATCTCCGGAGATACCATCTTTAGCTGCATCGTTCGCCGCATTCGCGCCGCTGTATACGCGGTATAAATCGGTAAAATCAGTGATATCAGCAGCCTGATAGCTGCCAAAATCTACCCCATAAAACGCCGCGCCAGGCGCAAGGATAATCCCCACACCGAACACGCCATATTGCGCGGCTGTAGCCTGCCGCCCAATCTTCACACTAAAAAGCCTGCTTAAATCTGCCATTTATGCACCTTTGATAACGATCGTTACCTTATTGCCCTTTTCCACTGTTGCGCTATCAAGCCAGCGCTCTCGTTTGTAGTGCTGGTAAACAAATTGCAGTGACAATGTCACTTGAGCCATTTGCTGGTAAACGAGGTTATCAATTAGTGGTGAGCTATTCTCGAAATCGCCTGAGCGGTCAATACTGCAATTGTTATTGAACTGCCAGAAATCACCGCCAGTGCTGTCCACTTCCAGCATAAAACTCTCCAGAAACTCCTGGGCATCATCAGCCGAACGAATGACTATCACGCTGGCGTAGCAGTTATAGTGATACACCCGGTAATCACCATCCCACGTTTTCGCAAAGGGGTATGGTTCCCGGCCAGAGCTGAGCAGATGGAGTGCGGTAAACGGATCCTTTGGCTCGGGTAGCTTCTGCATTGCGTAAAGCGGGTTATCCCCCACCAGCTGCATCAGCGCCTGGCGCAGGCGCACCAGAGCGACATATGGCGCACCCGTCATGATTAACGGCTTCGCCAGGCTGTCAGTGGGCTTTAGCGTGCCAGTGGGGAACTTCACCACACAGCCAACTGATAGCGCGAAATCTGCGGTGATCGTAATCGCCGGAGCGCTGCCGTCCGTCAGCTCGATAGCCGTGATGAAAGCAATATCACTGCCGTTGTAGGGGGTAAAGAGAATATCCTTGCTGTTACCGTTAGCGCTGAAGGTCGCCTTTTCTGCCCGGTAATCCGGGTAGGATACTTCCCCTTGAACGGTCATTAATTTAACCGTATAGCCTGCCATTATCCCACCAGCGCCAGCGCGTCCTGTTCTTTCATGACAAACAGCAGGTACTCATAATGGTTAATCACGCCGTTGAGCCACTCCTGGCGCTGCACCACTTCGTAATATCTGCCACCACAGAGCACGATCGCCCCGTTATGCTCGCCCTCTTCAGTCACAAGGAGATCCGCTTCGCCGATAGCCTCCAGATAGTCATGGGGCTTACGGCCAGCCAGGTACTGCCGGAACGAGCCATTACCATCAACCGGCTGCATGCTGAGAAATGCGCTTTGCTGGTCTGTGTATTCCTGGCGGGTAATGCCTCCCACGTTCTCAGCTGGTAGAGGTTGCCAGTATTGAATTAATCGCCTCATCAGGACGCCTTATAATTAACGGTCTGGATTAACACGCCGCTGTGTATGAGCGGCTTTGTGCTGCCTTTACGGGCAATGGTGATATCGGAGTTAGGACGGTATAGCGCAGAGTCGGTAATGGTCTTGCGGGTGATAGCGACGGCCTGAGCGCCGATTCTGGCAATGGCCTGCTGCGGGGTTATGCGTCCACGCGCCACATCGCGCAACACCTCTTTGTAGGCGTCTGAGCGCATCCAGTCAGCAATGCGATCGGAGGCAAACTTCATGAATGGGCGCTCGGGTATCAGTTCCCACCCCATAGCGTTTTTAGTGCCGAAGTTGTTCCAGGCTCCGTACATCGCAACGTCAACGCCCTTATTGGTTTTACCGCGATGTATACCGACCGTGATGGTTACACCCGCCAGCGACTGGATACGCTGGCGGATAACACGGTCAGCGCCGCGAGTTTCTAACTTAGCTCCACCACGCACAGATCAAACTCCAAAACTGAAAGTTAGAAAATGGAATATTCACCTGACATGGCCAGCGTTAGCAGTTTTAAAGTACTGAAAATCGCAGCTGGCCAACGTGACTTTGCAGCAGAATATCCCGTTAAAAGGCATGACCGATAACGCCATTATCAAGCCCGCCCGCAGACAGGCTTTGTAATGGCTAATTAGTCGTCGAGTTGCAACACGCCATGCTCCAGCGAGTCGGAATATGCAATCAGCCCCGTGTATTCCGGGATAATCTCGCCGTTATCCGCTTCGAACTCAGGGATCGTCGATGTAGTGATGGTGTATTTAGGCTGACCATCTTCTTTAGCAAAAACTGCCAGTTCTTCGATTTGTTTAGCGGTAAGAACTACTGCCATTTTTTCATCTCTCTTATTTAACTTATTGATTTATATTCGAAGCACTTTTTAGTGCTTTGCTATGAGGCATGACCAATAACAATGCAGCCACCTGACAGATTACCCATCGCGGCTATGAACTCCTGGCCCCACTGCGTACCTTCCCAGCCAGCCTTTTGCGCTGACTCTGTGTAGGTGATTGCCACCTTACCTTCACGTCTGCTGGCGACACCGCGCACGCTGGCGCTGATGCCTTCCACTGCTATCGGGGCGAGATTAGCGGCCACGTACAGCGCTTTAAGGCGGTCTGTGTCGTAACCGTATTCCGCAGCGGCCCGCAGGTCATAGAGCCGCTCACACTGAGAAGAAAGGGCGCTAATAGCGCCCCCATCTAGTGATACCCCAGGCAGCAGAATGGCTAACCATTCGTTTACCGTCATGAGATCGCCTTATTCGTCGTCGGCTACTGCCAATTCAATTTGGTCAGGGTCATCGCCATTGGTTTTGCAGAACGACTCAAATTGTGCCCAATGCTCTGCCAAAAACTCACGAATGCGCATTTTTTCGTATTCCACGATTCCCCCTTACTCGTCGTCAGAAGAGAGAATGCCGTCATGCTCTTTAGTGAGCTTTTTAGCTTCCGCAGCTGAGATGACCTTCAGCTTTTTCTCGTCCAGGAACTGCTTAACGCCGCCGATATTCAGCGTGGCTTTATCAACCTCCACCGCTTCCAGCGGGGCAACGGTGATAGTAATAACCGTGCCCTCTTCGTTTTTGGCACCGATGTGGATTGGCGCTTCGGTGGTGTTGGTCAGGAATGCCGTTTCTTTCTCAGCCATGATTTAGATAACCTTCGAGGATTTAGCCGCAGCCAGCGGTGCGCGAACAATCACGCCAGCGGTTTTGGACAGGCAAGGGATAGACAGGTCAAGGCCAGAACGCTGAACCGGCAACTGACGGAACAGGATCGGCGTAGCCTGGGCGAAGTGACGACGGGTGTTATCCACCGCAATACAGATACCGTCGTCATCCAGATCGGAGTTTTTGCGGAAGGTGATTTCCGGGTATGACGTACGCAGGAACGACAGCACGGTACCCAGCGTACCGGACAGGCGCAGACCCTGAATGCGGGACCACGCTTTAGACGGCATATGGAACTCATTAACCTGGTAGATTTTGGTTGAGTTCACCGCCGCGATGATGGCCGAAACGTCATCACAGATTTTATCGCCATCATTCGTCGCCCACGCACCCGTTACCGCCACCAGCGGAATGTTAGGATGCTCGATAAAGCCGACAATCTGATACTCCTTATTGCCACGCCACAACAGGTTGCTGACGGTGCGCTCGTGCGCTTCGCGGGTATTCAGCGCCAGAATGTTATCAAGCGGCGTACCGGACATAGCCGCTGCCAGAACGTCAGAGTAGGTGTAACCGTATCCCAGGCCAATATCGTACATCAGCGCGAAGTACTCACGGCCTTTGGCGCTCATCATCGGCATATCAGTACCGTAAGCCGCCATGATTTTTGCCATGCCAGCGGCAGAGTACATGCGGTATCCGGCCCACTTCGCGCCTTCACTGATGCCCGGCTCCTGCGCAAACATGGTCAGCGCGACAGGAGCTGGCATTTCCTCCATGTAAACATCGTTCGACATGGATATTAGGTCTCGGGCAAAAATCAGCCCCTGCTCATCCGTGTTGAGGTTTGGAATGGAGCCGCCCAGCTGCGCTTCCGCCAGCAGCTGCCCCATCATTTGAGCAAGTAATTTCTCGTTCATTATTTCTGTTTTCCCTGTTAGCTGACGGTAATTACAGCAGTGTCAGTAAAGCCGCCATCATCGGTTTTAACGGTGATGGTTGCGGTTTGTGCGGCTGTTGCACCTGCTTTAATCGTTGCCAGACCGTTCGCGTCAACAGTCGCAACATTCTCATTGCTAGACTTGTAGGTGACGCCTTTATTGGTGGCTCCTGATGGCGTGATGGTCGGCGTAAACTGCTGAGTACCGCCAGCCGCTTTGGATGCTGTTTTCGGTGCCAGCGTTACGCCAGTCACAGGCACGTCATGCGGATAACCTGCCGCGAGCGAATCACCGTCTGTGACCATTACGATCGCAGTACCGCCACGCTGAACAGGTGATTCAAAGCGGAAACGGCTCTTATCGCTGGCACCAGCAACGCCCCACTCCATATAACCGGTAGCAGTGTTGCGGCCTTTCGGAATAGCCAGGTCGCCAACCTTCGGGGATTCGCCAGATTTCACCGCAACGCGGATCGGGCCCTCTTCCACAATGCCAATCGGGCAGTTGATCGTAACGACGCCAATTTTCACGTTGCTACCAAAGCCCGGCATGGCTGGCATGTTGGAATGCGCACCCACGGCGATGCCAATCGCATCAGTTGCAGCGCCAGCATTCGGCAGTGCAACCACGGTCGAATCATTGCCGGAGGTCAGCTTGACGGCATCACCCGGCGCTACGTCACCGCCTGCGCGGTGGGAGGTAACACGAGCTGAGGAGCGGAATGACGGCAGTACAGCCAGATCCCCCGGCAAGCCTGCGTCAAAGTCGTCTTTGATAGTCAGCTGCATTATTTAACCGCCTCTTTCTTGTGGCCGAAGGTGCGAGCCTGGTATTCCAGATGCGCGGATTTAGCGCCCGACCCCTGCTCATCGTTGTTAGGGGTGCGCGGGTTGCGCGGGGTCTGGTCGAATTTCTTACCGCATGCCACCAGCGCCATAGACAGCGCAACATCCGTCTGCTCGTCGCTCCAGCCGTCCATGTTCACTTCAGGGTTGGCTTTGCGAATGATGGCCTGTTTGACCAGATTGATATCACCCAGGCTGTCGGTATTGATGCTCAGGCGCTTGGCTGCTTCTTTAAGCTGATGCTCCTGACGACCATCGGCTACGCCACGGTCATAGGCTTCGTTGCTGGCGGAGTCCATGTTAACCAGGCGATTATTCGCCTTAATCAGGTCGCCGCGAGTTTTGCTAAGGTCACTGGTAAGCGTCTGATTAGTCGCTTCCAGCTCACCGATTTTGGCTAACGCCTCTTCTAATTCCATTGGTTCACCGTCCAGATTGAAAGTCGCTGTTTTAACTCTTGGGTTCCGCACAATGCTCAGGTGGTTGTAATGAATCCCCCGTTGCTCTGTGTCGTACTCTTGCCCGTCAGGAGATCGCCCCGTTACTTTGGGTTTCTCGTCACACTGATAGCCCGCCGACGCGCCCCGCAATGTCCTGTCCTGCTGAATTAACCGGATAGACTTTTCGTCCTGAACCAGAGCGCGAGCAAAAAGCTCATTGCCCTGGCGCATGACGGCGGTGACAACCCCGGCAGCAACGGAACGGTAGTTTTTGGCAGTAACCAGACCATTGCGCGGATGTGACACCGTCACAGGCTTGCCGACTAAGGTATTCATTGAGTCCTGGTTAAACAATTCATCAGCTGAGCGGTACTCTTTTGCCGTGAATGCATCACCGCGTTTGCGGTCATAAACCAGTACGCCCGGACGGGCGATCGGGATATCAATCTGGAGATAACCTTCCGGGGTTATCTCCCATTGCTTGATGGCGTCATTGTTGACTGGGGTTTCTTGCTGCAATTTCTCTCTCCGCGTCTGCTACATCCGACGCAGAGAACAACCATTCAGGGTAACAGCGGCAACCGTGAGGCTGGCCGGGGTTTCCGTCTCGTGGCGGTCTGGTCGGCGTATAAGCCTGCCCTTCCCGCACAACATGCAATTTTCGCTCGCGTTCGTCTAACATCCCGCGCCAGCGGTAATATTTCATCCCGCCTGCTCTGGCGTTGGCCTCTTCCAGATTCCACGCCTGATTACCAATCTCGTTACGCGCGACGTTGCGGGCGCGTCTGTAGGGGATCTCCATTTCTGTAGTCAGTTGATTGGCGATATCGTCAACGCCCCGACCCTCGCGCAGCCCCTGCTGCATGGTCTTTATACCGCGCTGCAATGCCTCTTCGCTGACGTTCTGCATTCTCCCCATACTGGACTCCAGCCAGTCAGAGGTTTGCTGCAGCAGCTTTTTATCGCCGTCGTAGATATCAACAGATATCAGGTCGGCCATGCTCTCATGCGGCAGCGTAATGCCGAGGGCGAGATCCACATCAGCAGCTGCCCGGATAATCAGCCTGAAATCGTCAACAGCTGCGTTGAGTACCTGCGTGCTGGCGGCATCCGTCGCGGCCAGTGACGGGGCCACACTGGCCTCGCGCATGGTTTCAGTGAGTGACAGAAGTTGCTTTGATACCGCCCCGGCTGTGTCTGCCGTTGCCGCTGCGCCTGTTTTCAGGTCGATAAGCGGCACGCCGTCAACACGGAATCGCTGGTAATAGGTTTCGTAATAAGCGTCTGTAAAACCAAACTTACCGTTGACGATCGCCGCCTGCACGTCATCGGCGGTTTTGTTGATGGCGCGGATAAAAGCGTCAGGCGTGGTGTTATTGGCTTTTGATACGGCTTTAGCCAGGCTAATGGCTGATTGCCTGCGTACCTCGCTGAGAGCGTAAGCCGGTACTGCGCCGAACTCACCATCCTTCAGCAGCGCGGGAATGGCCCGCAGAAAAAGCGCCGAATCCGGCGCAATCTCCATCGCCACGGCACGGATAATGGATTCCTGCTTCGCCCGCGTCAGCTTTGAGAAGTTTCGCCCCATCTTCTGGCGAATATAAACGCGCACTTTTTTAACCGTTGCCGACGTAACCAGCTCGCCCAGCAGGTCATCCGCTGAAATATCCCGACCGTCTGCCGCGTCAGTGTTGACGACCGCGCCGGATCTCCCGATTGCCCGGTACGTCTTTAAACAGGCATCACGAACCCATTTACCATACTGCCGGGCGTTATCACCCAGGCGCTGAGCGTAAACCGATTCAATCGCCAGCGGATAGCCCGCATCATACCGTGGTTCACTCTTCGCCATTATTGGCCTCGCTTTGGCCTTTTTTGGTTCCGCCCTGGTTCGATTTATCCTGATTCTGGTCTGAATCATCGTCATCCTGGTCATCTATGGTGCCAGTGGCGGGCGGAGTGGTAGACAGCAGTTTAATGGCCCCGGTTTCCTGTGCCGTCGCCCGCGCCTCTTCACTGGTGATTGCACGCATGGAGTAGTAAAGCTGCGCCGTCTCAGCGACCTTTTTGTCCCGTTCTACTTCCCGGTCTATCTGCCCCTGGCTCTTATTCGGGACGAACTCAGCCCGGATCCCCAGATAACGCAATGCCAGCTTTTTGAGCGCCGGAATAATGTCATTGGTGGTGATGTGAGAAACCAGATTCTGCCACTGTGCGTCTGCGCTGGTATCACTGTTCGACAGCCCGCCCTTACGTTCGGCCAGCATGGCGATCGGGAAACCTGTTTCGGCGCACACCAGCTTAATCGCCATATCAACCAGGTCGGCGGTACCCGTCATGACGGTCTGTAGACGCTCGATAGACTCGTCTTTATCCACTGCAATCATATCGTTCAGGTGCCGCGTGGCAGCGATGCCACCAATGCGCCGGGCGACCTGCGCCTCGCCTTTTGCGGTTTTTAAGTCCTCTGCCAGCTCCTCTTTTTTGTAGATATCCTGCACCGACAGCGAGAGGATGCTGATTATCAACTCATGCGACAGCCCCAGCCGCTGCAATGAGGCGTAAGGCTTGCTTAGCAGCGGCGCACCAAACTCAATGCCAGCGCACGAATAGATTGGCTGGTATTCTGGATCGCCGAACAGAATAGAATCCTCCTGCTCGATGAATACTTCGCCGCCGATAGGGCTGCGTAACTGGATGCGCCAGCCCTCCGGCAGGCCGAACAGCGGAGAGTTATAATCGGCGAACCAGTCATTAGACGGGGTAATCCAGTTTGCGCCGTGGCTACGCACCCACTCTTCCCCCATAACCAGCACAGACCAGCCCATGTGACGTTTTAAGACGACAGCCTTTTCGACGCACTGCCACACCCGCATATCGCCAAACAGGTCTTTGATTTTCTCGGCGTCATCCGGGTTTTCTGTAACCACCGTAAACTGGTTGAGCATGGCTGCAGCAACCGGTTCGGTGATAATGCGCCAGCCAATACCGGATGTTTCCCCGGCCATAGCTGCCACCAGCGGAATCATCCCCTCAACAGAGCGGGCCTTCATACGGTTTGCGGTCGGCGAACCCATACCCGCAGCACCCTGCGCCATGCCGCCAGCCGCAACGCTGGTCATCATGGACATGTACCCATCGTGATTGTAGGTCGCGGGCTGTAAGCCCTCTTTGGTCAGGATCCCCTCTACGGGAATCAGGCTTGTTTTACTCGTCATTGGATAATTCCTGATTTCATGCGTACCAGATGCGGGAATATGGCGTCAGCGTAGTCCGTAGACACACCCAGCCGTTTCTTAACCTTTGGTTTTGCTTCAATTTTAATCTTGTCTTCTGGCGTGGTTTCCCACATAACGCCCGTCGAATCCGACAGGATGCGATCGAGAAAGCGGCGCGGTATTTCGCTGGAGATAGCGAAAAGCCCATCAGGCGGCATAATGCCGGTTTCCATCCAGCGCACCGTATCATTGACTGCGTCGCGATAAGCCCACCACGCCTGGGCTCGTAGGTTTTGGAATGTCTCTTCGTTTTTCCTGCCGCCGCGGTAGCGTGACGTTTTGCGCAATACCTCGCCCTGCGCGACAAACTTACGAAACTCAATTTCTGAATCATCATGCTTGTTGAGCTCGCCTTTAACGCCTGCGCCTACCCCGACAGAGTCATAAATAAGTACCTGGCACCCCTCGCTTTCCGCCATTTTGAGTGCCTGCGCTGCCAACTGCGATGTGTCCCGCGCCTGCAATCTTTCCACACGGTAAAGAAAACGACCGTTAAAGAACGACAGCACCGAATCATCGTCACCGTCATCGGCAACGTCGAGCACCGCCGTCTTAACGCCAGTACGGCACGCTTTAGCCAGTTTCGAATCTGGCTTAACCACCAGCTTCTCAAGGTGACCGCGATTCACCACCGCGCCCGGCAGGTCGCTCACAGGGACACCATTCCAGATGTTGTCGTAGCGATCGGGGTAATATTTCAGGGTGTAGAGGCGCTCTTTGTTCAGCGTCTCATTGAAAAACGGGTTGTGATACCAGTTCACCTCTTCTACGAACCAGTCATCCTCTGCGTTGAGAACGAACCGGACATAGGTTTCATCCCAGGCAAACGCCGGGTTAAAGGTAATCCACAGCTCTGCACCTTCACGACGCAGCGTCGGGGCCAGCGTTTCCCATGCTTCGGCGGAAATGGCGTGCGCCTCTTCCACCCAGCAAATGTCGACACCCTCAATAGATTTGATGCTGTCTAAGTTCGACTGAAACCCCAGAAACCGGAACTCAGCGCCGGATTTAGCCTTAATGCTGTTCTGGGTAATGGTGAATTCTGACTCATAGCCCAGGCGGCGGATCGTATCGCTTAGTAACTTATGGGATGAGGCGTCGATAGACTTCTGCACCCGGCGCAAACACAGGACGCGCAGGTCATAACGTACAGTCAGCTCAATCAGTGCCTCAGCGATTCGCCATGATTTACTCGAACCACGGCCACCGCGCAGGCATTTAACGCGGTGCGGTTTTGTGGTCAACGCACGCATAGTGCGCCGCCACTCGGCCATTTTCTTTTTTTCGGTTAGCCAGTAGCCGCGCCGTTCTAAGTCATGCTCCTGTGATAACTCAATTGCTGTCATCGTCGCCTATATCCCTGTAAATCTCGGTCAGCGTTTCACGCGCAATGCGTTTACCCTCATCGGAAATCGGCTTGCTGATATCGACCCCGGCCAGCGTGAGGATCCGCGCCGCAAGATTCGACTTATCCAGCCCCTCCACCTGCCAGCCGTGTTTGGTTCGCTTTATGTTTTTCACGGCTCTGGTGTCGATCGCCGCCACACGGCTACGGAATACTTCTGGCTCCAGCCGCTGCTTATCCAGCGCCTGTAGCTCCAGCATCACAGCGGTAGCATCCGGCGCACGAAAACGGGCCGACAGGTCAATCAGCGCCTCCTGCCGACCAACAATATCTTTGGCAATAATGTGCCTGCGGTAAACGCTGACCGCCTGCTGTATCTCGTTGTCTTTGAGCAACTTTTCAGCCTGAAAATCATCGTTAAACCCTTTGTATTCTCTGCTCCGTGATTTGGCATAGCTGAAACCGGGCGCTTCCCGCTCCTCGGCTACCAGCTTTGCAAAAGCATCGTCTCTTTTACTTATCTTTATGGTCACAACGCCCCCTTTGTGAGGCTTGAAGCGTATCGGGGAAATGGGAGGATCAAAAACGGCGTTACCGCTGGCGTGTAGTACAAATAAAAAAAAGCCACTCCGGGGGCGGAATGGCTCAACATCACGAAGTCAGCAGCAATGATAATTTTAATAATACACAAGGGGTTTAACGTGTCTGATTATGGCGTCTCTGCTCTCTGCAATCAAAAACAGTGTGAGAGGTAATACTAATGCCCGATTTACTTGAAACTTATTTGTAGTTGCTTTAAGATCTATATCAGGTGCTCAAAACACCCATAACAAGCGGTATATCACCCCGTCAGCGTGATTTTTTTGTACCCAGAATTTATGCTCTGGTAGCGCGTGCTACGTGAGTGCTGAATTATGGGGTGGAGTGCGGAGAATAGCGGGCCTCATCGCCTGTAATAATCCCGCCGACTTGTTACGGTTTTGAGCTCCACCCCGCCCATCTCAAAAGTGGGCTTCAGTCTCATAACAAGGAGCACCCAAAATGGCTGTATTACTTACTATCCCTGACGCTGCCGAACTGCTTGCGCAAACCCTTACCTGCCTTAAAGCCGCTGGCTATGCCAGTGCCGCGATGATTCCTGCCGCTAAAAAGCCCTCAAATCAGGGAGCAAAACAGGAAGTGCAGCAGCCTGCCACCGCCCCGGAGGTTTATGTTGCGCCGGGCAAGCAGTATGCCAACGCACATGAAGCGCTGGCGCACCTGATTCACGGAATCAAAAACCCACAGAGGGACAGCTATAACGAGGCGCTGGACTTCACCCATGCCAGCCTGGCCCAGATGCTGGATATGCTGCGCGATCCGATTTATCAGCATGGCCTGATGCTTAAGCAGGAGTTTGAGAAAGGTAGCGAGCTGTCGCTTGAAATGGTCACCACCTTCCTGCATATCCCGACCAGTACAGAAGTATCGTTCCGCCTCCCGGCGTACATGAAAGAAGATAAGCGCCTGGATGAGTGCCAGAAGGTTGGCGCGACCTTCACCTATTTCCGCCGCTATGGCCTGCGTCAGGCGCTGGATATCACTGATGGTGATGACGATATCGACCAGGCCAGCCGCAAGCAGGAGCGCCGCAAAGCGCGAGCCATCAACAGCGCTCGCGAATGGAAACCGACCACCAGCGCCCGCACCAAACCAGAGGCGATCCTCAACATGCTGGTTGCATCTGGAGAGTTTACCGGCGCAGCTATTATCGCCCAGGCGAAATCCCGTAACCCATTCTTGCGCACACCAGCAGAAGTCGCTGAGGACACCATCACCCGCGTTGACGGCCTGAAAAGCGATGCAGAGCAGGCGCGTGACACTGTTCTGCGCTACGGGTTGACGGATGTTCACTGGCAGAGTTTCTATCAGGATGCCGGACGGTTTAAGGTTGACGGTGATGACCTTATCGACACCAGCACAGGCCAGCACGTCAGCGCTGAAACAGCGATGGATATTGCCGAATCTCTGACAACTGTAGCGCTCTCCACCGCCGACAACAGCAACGTTTTCGACTCCAGCGACAGGGTTACGCCGCCGTGTACGTTCATCCCGGACTGCACTCCGCTGAGCGATGAGGAAGAGTCATTCGTACTGGCTGTTGAGGAAGGCCATGACGACGAAATCATGGGTATCGCCATGCGCCTGATGGAAGCCCATGTGAATGCCGGGCTCAACATGCGCGAGGTTCACAATGACACCAGCTACCATCGCCGCAACTGGTATAACGCCTGCCGTGAGTTCTACACCCTGTCACTGATGACCGGGAATGTTAATTTTGAGGCACTGGCTAAGCCCGAAATGACCATCGCCCGCAGCCTGACCGATATTGTCGGCGCTGACGGCGACGACGAAGCCAGCGAATCCACTATCAGAGCAGCACAGGCCCGGCTCGACCACGAGCAAGGAGCTGATGTGGCGCAAGTGATGAACCAAAAAGCGGCGATCGCCATTGAGATTGCGCAGGGCAACGCCAGCACTGAAACAAAGCTCCAGCAACTCCATGAGATAGCCAGCCGTTGTGACGCCTATACAGCCGGATATCTCGATACGCTCATCCTGTATGTGGAGACTGACGGGCTCGCCAGCGAGTTACCCGTTTATATTCCTGAATCTGACCTGCCTTACTGATATGTGGGGTAACGGTCATGAAAACCGAACAGGAAAAGTTACAGGGTCACTTTGAAAAGCAACGTGAGTATCAGGCGCGGGCGATTGCCCGCCAGCGTGAGAAGCAGGCAGACCCGGCATGGCGAGCTGAGCAATACGAGAAGCAGCGTATTCGACAAAACAAATACGCTGAAAGGGCAAAAAATAAACCGTCTGGACGTGGATTGAAAGGACGCACGCCCCGCGCCGCCGAACGCAGCATAATGGATAAGATCGGATCCCTGCCCTGTATCGCCTGCTATGTGCATGGTGTGGTGAATGAGAACGCCACCCTTCACCACATCAACGGCAGAACGGCAGACGGCGCTCACGCTTACGTGCTCTCGCTTTGTGACTGTCACCATCAGCATGCCGCACCAGCCGCTGTACGCGCTATTTATCCCTGGTTGGTTCCGGTTCATGCTGACGGAACGTGCGGCGGCAAGGCTGCATTTGAAGCTTTTAACGGCACTCAGGAGCATCTCTATTCGCTTTGCCTGGAAATGATAGGCTGACCACTGAAAGCGCCGCCAGAAAGCCACTGGCGGCGTTACCGCTCGCCCCTTCACTGTATACCACCCCCTGCATCGTTTTTAATCGCACCCGAGACTACTTAACGAGGTGCTTATGTCTGAAAACAATTACGGTGCGCTGATGATTAAATCGCCTTTGACAGGCGACTTAAATAAAATTGGCGATCCGCGTGATGCGGGGGTTTATTTCCAGATTGCCAATGACGACGCCACCAGTGCAAACAACTACCCAGCTCCACTGGCAGGCGTACTGCTTGCCATGCCATCTGCATACGGCCTCCAGCAGGAGTACACCGCGTTTTCTGATGGAAAAAAGTTTATCCGCGGGTTGTCAGGTAAGTGGAATGGTGTGGACGGTCCATGGATGAACTGGGTTGAGCTGGCAACAGAGGGCTCAGTTGCCAACAGGCTTAATCAAAAACAACCCCTTGATGCTACGCTGACGGCACTGGCCGGACTGGTGACGAGTGCAAATAAGCTCCCGTATTTTACGGGTGTTGATACAGCCAGCCAGACCGATCTGACTAAGGTTGGTCGTGACATTATCGGCAAACCCAATATTGCGGACATTTTAAAATACCTTGGCCTTGACAGGGTCGAGCAGCGCAGTAATGAAACGATAATTTATGCCGGGGACGATCATGCAGCGTACCTTGCTATCAGGATTGATGGCCGGTGGGGTATATATGACCCGGCGCAGGGGTTTATCCCTCTGGGTGTTCAACAGGGTGGAACAGGAGCCAGAGATGCGGACGGGGCCAGGAAAAACCTAGAACTTGACCGCATTCAACAGCGGACCGGTGAAACGGTGATGTTCAGCGATGCGACCAAAAAGAAATTTGTGACAGCGCGTTCTGATAACACCTGGGGGTTTTACAATGATGACCTGCAAACGTTCATTGCGCTGCCTGTCAATGCAGGCGGTACTGGTTCGCTGAACGCAGCAGGAGCAAGAATCAACCTTTCTCTTGACCGTATAGAGCAGCGTCCCAATGAAACTGTGATATTCGGTGATGCATTCAAAGACAAATATCTTACTGCACGAACAGACAATTCATGGGGTTATTACAACACTAACCAGGGCAGATTCATCCCCTTACCAGTAGTTGCAGGTGGTACAGGCGCGAACGATGCCCCAACGGCCAGAAATAACCTGGGGATGGGTAATGCAGCAACAGGCCATGTAAGAACCGGCAAGATATCTATGGCAGGAGATAAATTATTTTCGACTCCGTTCCCGAATGAATGTACAGCAATCACGTTCGGGGTGCTTATCGGCCAGACATGGATGTTCTCACCCTACGTCACGTACCTCACCAAAGCAGGTTTTGGTTTTGATGGCCGGTGCTGGAGCGGAGTCACAGGAACGGATGCGCAGCCATTCGGTGAAGAGGTTTATTATATTGCATGGGGTAACTGATATGGCTGATTATCAATACAGCGCAAAGAACAACGCATTTTTCCGTACTGCCGAACTGGGTAATTATGAGGCCGCAGGGTGGGACCTGTCTGACCTGGTTAATGTAACTCTTGAGCAATTCACAGCGTTCACGCAGGATCGCACTGTTGATGGTTTGGTGCGCATTGCAGGCAATGACGGGATGCCCGCATGGGGTGATATCCCTCCCCGCTCAGCAGAAGAAATTGAGGCTGACGCAGTCTCTAAAAAAGCATCCCTTATCGCATATGCAACACATACTATCGCCCCGCTTAAGGATGCCTCGGACGGTGGCTATATTGATGATGAAGACAAGCCAAAACTCGCTGCGTGGCAGAAATATCGCTATGCGCTGACAAAGGTTGACCCTGCAAAGCCTGTCTGGCCTGAGATGCCAGCAGCATAGCATTACGGCATTATCTTGAAGGGGGCTTAAGCGCCCCCTTCTTTTTTAGCTCCCTTGTGGTGAACCTCCCAGAGAGTAATCCCTATCGAATCGCAGAAGTCTCCCAGGTGGTTTAACCCTGACCACTCCCGGATCCCACCACGCGCCGCTTCGACAAACACCGCAGCATCAGCCGAACGGTGAAGGCCGAACAGCCGCCACTTTCCCGCTTCCGTTCTGGTCGCCACCACGCGGGCAAACATACCACTCCCATAAAAGTCCCTGAAAACAGGCTTTTTTCGCGTCGTCACTTTCATAAAAAGACAAACCCCCGAAATGTTGATAACAAATTGGTGGTATGTTGGCACAAATCGACAGAATGCCTTTTTTATTTCTCAGCGGTCACGATGCCTGAGCAATGTCACGCGCTGACGGGAGGGGGTTACTGTACACTATGCCGCTGATAATCGGCGCTGTGTTCATCTGTGTTTCATTCTTTCGCTTCAGCGTGACAGATAGTGCCCGGCTGGTTTCCGCGCTGGTCAGTGGCCGCGTGGATAATAAGATAATGGTCAGCGGAATCACCACTAGCCCGGACTGCTCCAGAAAACGCCGCTTGCCTCCCAGCTTATAGACAGGCGTTACCCCGGACACCGTGAGCCCAAAGTAATTGGCCGGTGGCGTGTCAGAGGCTGTCTTGGCCGGGCAGAAGATTACCGCCTTATCGAACCCGGAAGCAGTAAGCTGCAATGCCGACAAATCAGGCGGCGTGTTAGCGGGTGCATTCTCGCCATGGAATATCTCCAGATCGCACACAATGCGCTGTAGCGGGTTTTGAAATTTAAGCGACCATGTGCCAGCCAGTAGCCCGCCAAACACGTCTATAGTCTGCTGAGGGTACGGAATGCTGTTGATTGGCGCTGCGCTACCACGCACTTCTCCCGGCAACACCCAATCCGGCACCACCGATGTATCATCAATTACCGCTTTCGTCAGGTCGGATATGGCGACCAGCTCATCAGATGTTAAGGCCATTATTTCCCCCTAGCCGTTAAAATTCGGTCAATGTTTGCCGCCTGTTCGTACAGGTCGTTAAAGATGTAGTTAAGTTCCGCCGCGTCAACCGGATCGCCCTGTTCCAGAACGCCGCTGGCATTGATATAGGTCGGCTTAAACCCTGTTGCCTGCGCGGTCGCTGAAGGCTGTTTTTTGCTGACGTAAGATCCACCATTAAACGGGTAAGCCCGGTCAATCATCGCGAAGCTGTTCATGGCTGATTTACCCGCGCCAGCAGCGTCCTGTATTTGGTGTACAGGTCGTTGAGGATGTAATTCATCTCCTGTGCGCTAATGCCATCACCAAACACCAGATTACCCTGGGCGTCGAAGTACGTAGGCGCAAAGCCTGTCGCCTGCTTCTCCTGTGATGGTTCCTGTTTGTTAGGGATATCCGCGCCGCCCTGCCCGGAATACGTTTTATCTGTTGCCGCCCAGCTATCCATTAATCACCTTCATTTTCTTGACCGTTACGAGTGTGTTGAACGGCTCCACCAGCTCCGTGCCGTTCTGCGTTTTGGTTCCCTCTATGCGGGCCAGCAGCGATTGCGTTCCCGTTACGCGGATCCCCTTTGTGCCTGTCGCCCTGACAGTCTTTTGCGTTCTCTCGTACTTTATACCGCCCCAAACGGCTGGAAATACGTTGCCGGGGAACATAGGCGCACCATGCGTTAATTTGACATTCGGCGGCGTGGCGGCACTGTAAACATCAGCTCCGAACGTGGCCGAAACCAGCGTATCCGGCAGCTCAATATCAGGAGCCATTGCTCCGCACTGCACAAATACCATGCGTAACGGCACCCTGTTAAATGCTGCGCCCACTGCGCCAGTGGTTAGCCCGACCTTATTCAGTGTGAGCCAGGTAAGGCTATACAGCTGGCTGATATAAGCACCTATAGAGGGCCGGGATTGCGCGGAAACCGACTGGCTACCCATAGCTTGTCTCAGCGCCATGCGGTAATCGTTATCGTCTCGCCCTTCCCGTGGCACGTCATACTCCTCGCCTCGCGCATCCAGCAGCAGGCCCGTAGAGTTATCCAGCGAGTATCCTTTTTTCAGATACTCTATCGCCGCGACCATACTGGCGTTGCTGGATTTGAGCCCGGCGACAAGGTCGATGTTTCTCTGCTTGCGCACCTTTGATGTGAAGCGCTCCGCCGCGAGCTTTGCGGGGTCTTTGATTACCGGCTCCATCACGCCACCGCCACGGATGAATCATTGGTTACGGCAATTATCCCGCTACCGATCGCAACGGAGTTATCAGCAGGCGTCGCGGTCTTTCCGACCTTAACAGTCACATCGGTAAGGGTTGGAAACGCTGATAATAAACGGGCATAAATTTGTCCGGCGAATACGTCCCGCCCTACCTGCAATTGTGAGAAGTAAGCAGAAATCGTGTTTTTCGACACGCTGATATAATCAGCAGGTCTTCCCGTCGTCTCTGCATCCCACTTATCGCCTGACACCGAAACATAAACCAGCTGATAGCTCTGGCGGCTGAAATACACGGTTTCCGTGACGGTTCCGTCCGTGGCCGTACCGGACACATCACCATAAAAGCCACACTCACCCGCCGCCGCGTCATAAATTGCCTGGGCTATATCGTTATCAGCACCACCCGCCACAAACGCCTGAATTGATTTGCCGGGGATCCCGGCTGCATTGGTCTGGAATCCCCGATTAACCTCCACGTCTGCATAGGTCACACCAGCCACGGCCAGAATGGCATTTCTGATTCCCGGACGAGATGAGCTGATATTCACGCGCCCTGCCGCCGCTGCTGCCTGCAAACGCTCGCGATAAATCTCGTCATCCTCTATGAGATAACCTTTGATGCCGTTGGCTAATACCAGAATGTCATCTGTGGCCACATAGCCAAAAAGCACCTGTGGGAACTCTGTATCGCTCTGATACCAGGCGGTTGCCGGGATGCCTGTACGGACAATCTGAAAAACGTCATCAGCAAAAGAGAACTGGATCAGCGTGCGCCCGTCCGCTGCATAGAGCATCGGCCCGTATGCTGTTGCGTAGGTTGCCATTGACGGCTCTCGCGCTGTGATTTCCGCATAAAGGCGGCTGACGATAGAATCTGATGTATCACCGCTCTGATACTGTGTTGTATAGGGCTTACCTGATAATGAAATACTGAACGTGTTGCCGGTGGTAATAGCCGCCTGCTTGACTGATAGCACAAACCCCGCAGCCGTCTTACCGTTCTCTTTTACGTCCCCGGTCGTTGTCCAGTCCCCAGCACTGCCGGACACCGTGAATAACTCACCAGCGCTTACGGTCTGCCCTGGCTGAAGCAGATAAATGACATAGGCAGAGGATCGCGTTAACCCATTGCGAGGCAGATTGAAGCGTTCACCAAAGGCATTCAGCTGCGTTCCCTCGCCCTGCGAGATAAAGAACCCGGCAAAGACCCAACCAATAGCCTCGATAATGTTCAGGTCATCTTCTGCCACGATCGCGATAGTCTGTCCAATAAGCGAGTCCCCATCCGGGTTAACATCTCCCAGCGCCGCTTTTAGCTTCTCAAACTTGTCGCCGCGAATCTCCGGAAGTCTGGCCCCATGCCAGCCATTGTCGTTAACTAATTCCACTGGCTACCTCTTTGCTTTCATTACCGATGTAAACAGCAAAACGGATCGCGTAATCACCCTTCACATCGTTGATTGTTGTTGCTCTTGCATCTGACACGCCTGCCGTACGTTTCGCCTCGGCGTTAATCATGTTGGAGACGATAGAGGCCGGGAGTTTTGACCCCATGATGCCGGGTAGCCACGGCAAACCCTGCGAGGTGTCCAGCCACCACTCACCTCTGTTGGTAGCGACGCGGATCTCCGCCTGCTGCGCAATACCATCAATGCCGCCGTCCAGCACGAAATCGCCATTGACGAGGATCACCCCGTCATCGTTCTGCATTATATCCAGCATCAGTAATTCATCCCCTCCACTGGTGCCAGCTGCAACACCCAAACGAGACAGCGGAATTCACCCACTGCCTCGATGCGCTCAACATTCCCTACCGGGATAATTCGTTTACCCCGGCACGTAGGCATCACCAGCGTCAACTTTTCGCCTGTCTTGGGGCGCTCACTGGAAATAAAGCATCCTTTCATAGCCTGTCGATACTGCACGGTGGTTATCTTCATTCGGTGTGCCGCCATTGCTCCAGATGAACGATCGTCACCGCAGCATCCAGTGACTCAATATCCAGCAGGTCATCAAGGTCAAAGCCCTCGCCTGCATCGTTCAACAGCTGTGCCATTGCTGCCTGGTGCGGCAATTCGAAAGGCAAATCGCAGTAAAACGGCATGTACTGGTCTTTGCCGTCGCGGCAGGTCGCCATTACCATAGCCAGCGGCGCGTTAATTAGAGCCACGCATTCCACCCGCTCAACTACCAGCCCGGTGCGCTCGGTGACGTTGATTACATCGCCCCTACCGACCACTTTGGTGTAATCGCCAGCCATAAGAAAACCGCGATTAGAAAGGGCAATCTGTGCAGCCTGGTTGCTAAGTTTCATCATTGATTCCTATTGAGGCCCGCTGGTGGGCTTACCGTCGCCCTGCTCCATGTGGGTATGAGAATTGAAGGATTTACCGCCGCTGATGTGGTCAGCCGCTTCGCTGTTTCCGGTTACTTTCACGTTGCCGCCGAACTCGGCATTGCCACCGCCGCCAGCGCCCTGGCTAATGGATCCTGAAATGGTCAAGTTGCCTTTTACGGTGGTCATAGGTGCGGTTATCTCCATGCCGCCCGGCGCGTTAATGGACGCTTTATTGCCCGTTAGCTCGATAGTTGCGCCCTTACCCGTACTGCCTTTTATGGTTCCGTCATCCAGCTCGATGAACGCACTACCGCTGAAGGCACGCAGCCCTGCACCATCCGGCATCTTGTGGCTGGCAACGTCTGAAAAGCCGCAGATAGCTACGGCAGAAGAAAGGGTTTTGTGGTCTGGCTCATCGTCGTCCCCATGAGAAAGAGCAATAAGGAGGCAATCATCACCCGGCTTTACACGACCGCTGATGCCTGACTTACCGCCGTCCCACACCAGAGATACCAGGCGAACATTCTCAACCTCCGCATACGCAACAGGATCCGCGTTATCGCCGAAGGTACGTTTTGCTGTTGGCCTGACCGTTGCCCGGCCACCGCTGACGGAGACAATCTTTGCCTCAAGTGCGAACAGCGCCGAGTTGAGCGCCTGGTCAACGATGGCCGCAATCTGACTTGCTGCTCTCATGCGATAATTCCCTCCCACGAAGTAGTTCGCGTTTGGGAGTCTCGAGTGCTGAACCGGTGGGAGATTTTCTTAACGATAATTTGCCAGTCTTCACCCATAGACGGAGACGAGAGCACCACCTTTTCCCCAATCTCCACGCCGCCGCGCAACAGCGATTCCCACGTAATGGCCTCGATTACGCCTATCTGGCGGCGTGCGCCCTTGCTGTAATCCACCTGCGAGTTTTTTGGCGGCCAGGCGTAGGTTTTGATGCTCTTTTCGTGCTTGGTCTGGATCTGCTCTTTCTCTGAAGGCTTTTTCTTTTTGCGCTTTGGTGTGTGGATTTTCAGTAGCGGGACGCCCAGCAATCCGCTTTCCGGTGAGAAAACGGCGGCAGCGTCAAAAATAGAATCGCCAGCTGTGACGGCGATTGACTGATACTGGAGCGACCACGTTGCATTTACCGGACGGCAAAGGCTCGTCAGAACGTCACGCGACAGCGCCGCTGCGCTGATGTTTTTGGGAAGAGTTAGCGCGGCGGCAGCTTTGGACAGCTGACACCCGAGCCCCATATCGGCGGCAACCTGCGACACTGCATCCTTTAGGGATTGCCCCTTGCGGAATTTGCGCGATGTGACGCTGGCACGGAACGGAATCAGAGCCTCATATAGCCTCATTTTCAGTCCGTAAACTTCACCGGGCTTTACGTTCACGGCGCTGATGAGCTCGCCCTGGAACAGCGTGAACATTCCCTCATCTATATAGCCACCTGAAAACGTGACCATAGAGCCAGCCTGTACGATCGCGTTATGCGTCTCCGGGGTAAGTCCCCAGATAGTCAAATCTGCTTCGTTCGGCTCTTTCTCATCATCGCGCACACACGAAAAATCCACCTCAACGCCATCGATGTGGATCGTCTCACCATCAGTGCAGAAAACGGTTATCTGGTATTGCCACCCGTACGCCATAAAACCCTCCTTATATAGGAGTGATTTTTAGGCATGTGCCGGGCTAATTACAGAAACGCCGCCAGCGGTCACGCATGTCAATATTTGAGACAAGGTTTTTACTGTGGATAACTGCCAAATTTATGCTTACTGCATGAAACAGGTTAGTGGTCAATATCACCTCTAAGCCTCGCCAATTGGCTATTTCAATGTGCATAACATTAAGTGTGCCAACTTTTATGTTGGTATTTAGTTGATTTTGTGGTGCTCATTTTTCGCCCAAATAATATGTAACAGACCTAACACACTTAAACGGTTAATTAATTAACCATTCCGCAAAATAGGTCGAATATGATTACCCGGCCTCACCTCACAGTAGAAACAAGCCCGGCGCGGGTTTAATGGCATTCACCTTCCACCCTCACACCACCTCTCCATTTTTCGCACCTGACGCCATATGACATGTCAATATGTTAATCGAACTGGTCACACCAGATTGCAGAAACATTCCTGTATCAGCTTGCCCTGAAACCACCGCGCCCATTCTCAACTAATTGAATAACAAAGACTTTGCTTGTTACGCCTTTTCCCGGCTTTGTTTCGGTCTGAAATAATTATTAATACTTTTGCCTGTTTTGTAGCTTTATTGGCCTGTTCTGCACTCTTTCCGGCCTTGTCCAGCCTTATATATCCGTTTGCCTCAATGCTTCAATGATTTGATTCTTAAGCCAATTTTTCTAGCCTAAACTTTTTAATTTCTCCCGCCGCTGAATTCCAATTTATTGACATCAAAAAATGACCATATTTAGTGCACAAAATAGCCGAAATTCATATCTACTTGATTTAAATGAATTAAATATTTATTACCTCTGATTGTTGATTTTTTGATGTTAATCACGGTGTGCCACCCTAGATTGTGAAGCTGTAATATTTATCCACATAACAATTTATTAACTTAAGCATTAACATTTGCAACATTATAATGTTATTGAATTGTTAATTACGCTTTAACATTTTAGTAACGCGGTTGAGCTGTAACTTCCGTTTTGCAGGCACAAAAAAACCCGGCATTAGCCGGGCTGTTTTCACTGCTTCGGTTATCAGGCCATGCTGGCGAACGCCGCTTCAACCTCGGACGCGCTCAGCGTGCCTAAGTCCGTATAAAGCGCTAATGCCTCAGACAGCAGCTTGCGACCACCCATCAATATCTTTTCGCCACTACGGTCAATTAGCTCAACGCGATAAATAGAAGGCTCGGCTTTTAAATTAGTGCGCAGCTGTAATTGTTTAAATACGCAACCTCGCGGATAGTTCTTTTTATACATTACGTCATTATCTCTGATGCTGGCGCTCTTCATTTTTCAACCTTAACACTGATGTATTCGCTAATAGAGTTTTTCAACGTTCTGCGCATTGCAGAATACGGTGGTGACTGCAAATAAGCAGCTGGTACGTCTTTAACTGCATGGTTCAGAATTAACTCTACTGCCAAATAATCCTCCCCGCGCACAGCCGATGCCGTACGGAATACCTTTCTCAAGTCATGGCTACGCCATTTAATCCCGGCGCGAGACACCACCGTATTAAGCGTGTTGTATTTGATTTCCGCATCTTCAATCACAGCCAGCCATTCAGAAACCAGCGGCACATATTCAGGCGGCACAGGTAGCAACAAATCAGAGTGCGTTTTGGTGCATCTGTCAGGTATGAACAGGCGACCACCAGCCAACATAGAGCTACGCTTTAGAGACACCGTTTCCGATGCCCTCATCCCAAAGCAGAGCATCATGCGCAGTGCGCATCTGTACGGATCGCGGACTGATTCAATATCTCGAACTACATCAGGGTATTCGTTAACACTTACCCGGCCAGGCTTGCTTAAGGCACGATGCCGCTTGATACGTTTACCGATTGAGCGTGCAGCGGAGCGCATAGCCTCCAGCATGCGACCCAGCGAACCCGGCGCGGCTGGCTTGAACTTAATATCAGCGTGAATCACCCAGGCTACGACAGCGGCCACACAGTCAATTCGCTGCCGGATAGTTGATGCAGCCAGACCATTATCAATGCAGCGATCTGCGTATCGAATCCATGTGTCTGGCACGCTGGCGGCGCGGACACCTAATGAGAGAACCGGCTCAAGCATGCGCACCGCGTGACGTTCGTTAATGATGGTTTTATCGCGCAAGCTGACCGCCCTTGCGCGGCGGTCAACCATTACAAGTAAATCACTGAGCATTTTCTTTCCCGTTTCGTGGCGTTTCAGGCATCGGCATCCAATGGGTTATCTCTCGACCCCGCGCCGGAACGTTCGGAAACTCATCTGGGTAAAACTCTCCACCGCTAACCTCGGCGCAGAAGGTAATCCCACCCTCCTGACAAACCAAAACGACCGTATCGTCTTCTGGCATTTTGTCAGCACACGCGATCCATTCATTCACAAGCGGCGCATTCAGCGCTGCCAGTGCGATTTCATAAATTGCTATGGTCTTTTTGAGTGTCTGTAATTCATTATCAGGCGTAATACAATGCCTAAAGCACGGTAAAGCCTCATTTATGCGCTCTATTAACTGCTCTTTAGTGAATTCCATTATTTGACCTCCAGCAGGCGGTAAAGAGCTACCGTTTTATACGTTGGCTCTCCTGGGCTTCTGTCGTGGTTATTCCACTCCTCCACCCAGGCACTAACAACACTCTGGCAATCAGATACAGACTGTTCGTCCAGGGCGCCCCCGATCTCCATGCAGAACATGACCGGCTCAGCCGTAAGTGCTGCCAGCGCGATTTCAGTCTGGCGCAGGCGCATTGCTGTTTGCATCGACGGGATTAGCTCGTCGCGCTCGCGCCAGAATTCAACGTCTTCGCGGGTGAGTTCAACTAACTGCTCTTTGGTGAATGGCATTTTGTCTCCAGCTGTCTCTGCTGCGTGAGCGTCGGCGAGATTGGTGAGTTTTGTCATTTGCCAGCTCCTTGCTTGATAGGCCATGATTGCCATTCACCTGGCGGAAGTTCATCTGTCACATCGTGAGACGCCCACTCCAGAAAATCTTCTTTGCTAACGGATGGATATTTCCGGCCTGCATGAACACACGGCCCGTCGTACTGTACGCGGTCAGCAGTAATACGAAGGATTTGACGATCGTTAGCGCAAGAAGTGAATTGCCCCACAGGGCGTGGCTTTTTGGCTCGATAGCAGCGACCAATTTTAAGTTCAATGCTCATAAAGTTAACTCCCCGCGCACAGCCAGCGCCGTGCGGATCGCCTTTGCAATGCGAGCGTAAAAACCCGCGTTTTCGTAGTCCTGTTCGCCAGCCCATTCAAAAATGACGGCTGTGAATTTCATGTTGCTGATAACCGTTGAAGTGGCATCACTGCGAGCGTACAGAGCAACCCACGCGCCCGGCTGGGTAACGCGGCTTTTCACGCCGCCCAGCGCCGGAGTTACACCACGGATAGCAGCTGCGTGGCGGCTGGCCGTGCCTTTGCTTACGCCTTCACGATCGGCGCGGTCAGCTACCAGCTTTAATCCCTCGTCGATGAGGCACTTAGAGAGCCTGCGCTCATTGCGTTTGGTCTTAATTTTGTCCATTTGAACCATCCTTAACGATTACCCAGCCTGTAGCGTTCGGAGCCAGGCGCACTTCCTCAACCAGGCCACGCGCAGCCATGTTTTTAAGCTTCTGCCGCACATCGTACTGGAGGATCGCTTTATCGGGATGGAGTTGGCACAGAGCCTCGCGGACGAAACTGGTATGCATCTTCTGGTTAGCCAGAGCAGGGTTAGCCCAACGCTGGAAAGCCTGAAAGATATCGGCGTCAGTTATGATGTATCGGCGCATTATCTGGCCCTTCTCGGTACAACTTCAACCTTCCCGCATTCCGGGAAATCAATGCCGATACGCAGCGCGGCGGCAGTGTTTAGCACCATTCGCATGCTAGGCGTTGACTCAAAGCCTTCTACCCGGCGAACCGTGGCGCGAACAATCCCCACCAGCGCGGAGAAATCCTCTTTACTCAGGCGCAGCTCGCGACGTAGTTCACCACTGACCAAAGCGTCCGTCAGCTGCCCTATAGTCATGCGGCGCTTTTCTGCCATTACCTGTTTAACGTTTTCATTCAACAT